GAACAGGTCCTACAGGTATGACTGGTGAAACAGGTCCTACTGGTCCTACTGGTAGAACAGGTCCTACAGGTCCTACTGGTCAAACAGGTCCTACAGGTCCTACTGGTCCTACTGGTAGAACAGGTCCTACAGGTATGACTGGTGAAACAGGTCCTACTGGTCAAACAGGTCCTACTGGTATGCAAGGACCTATTGGTAATGCTGGCGGAATGATATTATATTTTAATTTTTCAGATAATTCTAACCCTGCAGTTTCTTCTATTGGTAGTAAAGATTTGAGTCCTATACCAAAATTGAATCCTACTACTTATAAACATATTTTAAATTCAGACAATAAAAATACAACACAAAACATTTTTTTAAGTGCACCTATTACTAGTATTACAAATATCGCCCCTGGCCCCTTTAATATTTATTTATTTGTATCAGCAGAAGGAAATTGTAATATAACAGCTACTGCGCACATCGTGAAGAATATTAGTGAAGATCCTAATCAAAATGGAGTGCCTTTTTTTGATGTTTCTACTAATATTATACCGGGTGATAGTAAAACAAAATTATACGTACTTTTGGGTTTAATTACTAGCGAATTTAATGTAACATCTGAAAATAGATTAAGAATTATATTAAAACTAACTGATACATCCACTTCAAACAATAATGTAAGTATAACATATCAAACTACAAATGCTTATAGTTATTTAACTACAACATTACCATTGTTAGGTCCTACTGGTCGAACAGGTCCTACTGGTTCGACTGGGCCTACTGGTCGAACAGGTCCTACTGGTCAAACAGGTCCTACAGGTCCTACTGGTCATACTGGTCCTACTGGTAGAACAGGTCCTACAGGTCAAACTGGTGAAACAGGTCCTACTGGTCCTACTGGTCCTACTGGTAGAACAGGTCCTACTGGTCAAACAGGTCCTACTGGTTCAACTGGTCCTACTGGTCCTACTGGTAGAACAGGTCCTACAGGTATGACTGGCGAAACAGGTCCTACTGGTCCTACTGGTCGAACAGGTCCTACAGGTATGACTGGTCAAACAGGTCTTACTGGTTCAACGGGTCCTACAGGTCCTACTGGTAGAACAGGTCCTACAGGTATGACTGGTGAAACAGGTCCTACAGGTCCTACTGGTAGAACAGGTCCTACAGGTATGACTGGTCAAACAGGTCCTACTGGTCCTACAGGTCCTACTGGTAGAACAGGTCCTACAGGTATGACTGGTCAAACAGGTCCTACTGGTCCTACTGGTCCTACTGGTAGAACAGGTCCTACAGGTATGACTGGTGAAACAGGTCCTACTGGTCCTACAGGAAGAACAGGTCCTACAGGTATGACTGGTCAAACAGGTCCTACTGGTATGACTGGTCAAACAGGTCCTACAGGTCCTACTGGTTCTGTTGGAACAGGTCCTACTGGTTCAACTGGTCCTACAGGTAGAACTGGTCCTACAGGTCCTACAGGTTCTGTTGGAACTGGTCCTACTGGTTCAACTGGTCCTACAGGTAGAACAGGTCCTACAGGTTCTGTTGGAACTGGTCCTACTGGTTCAACTGGTCCTACAGGTAGAACAGGTCCTACAGGTGCTGTTGGAACTGGTCCTACTGGTTCAACTGGTCCTACTGGTCCTACTGGTAGAACAGGTCCTACAGGTATGACTGGTGAAACAGGTCCTACTGGTCCTACTGGTCCTACTGGTAGAACAGGTCCTACAGGTATGACTGGTCAAACAGGTCCTACTGGTCCTACTGGTCCTACTGGTAGAACAGGTCCTACAGGTATGACTGGTGAAACAGGTCCTACAGGTCCTACTGGTCCTACTGGTCCTACAGGAATAACTGGACCTACAGGAACTAGTTATTGGAGATCAGAAAAATCAGGAATTTATTATAATGAAGGAAATGTGGGTATAGGAACAACAGGTCCTCCTAGTAGCAATTTACATGTATTATACACTAAGAAGAATGGATTAATTAGTGAAAATGCAATAGCTCTTGATAATGATGCAAAATCCTATTTACAGCAAAACCAAATACCTAGTTACACAATACTTGGTCCAGCAGGAAGTGGAAGTGGTATATATTTTTATATGAGACAAAATACTACAAGCACATACAGATGTATTTTACCAACAAATTCTTTTTTTACCGGACAGCATGCAACTTTTCCAAGTAATCTAGATTTAAAAAATAATATAGCAAATTATGTAGGTTTAATTGTAAGTTCAAACGATACAGGATATACAAGTTATTATAATGGAACAAAATATACTGGAATAGATGCAATCCGTATTTGTGAAGCATTGCCAAATTGCAAATTATCAGACAAAGACAACGACAAAGCAGTATTTGGTGTTGTAACAAATCAAAAAAATGATGAATATTTTGATACAGATGGAAATGAAGTTTTTGATAATTTTAATGATGGATTTGACAAAAATTTACAAGATCGAATTCGTATTAACTCCTTAGGAGAAGGTGCTATTTGGGTAACAAATATAAATGGAAATATTGAAAATGGTGATTATATAACCAGTTCAGTTATTCAAGGATATGGAAAAAGACAAGATGATGATATATTACATAATTATTCAGTAGCTAAATCGACCATGACTTGTGAATTTGTATTAAATTCTCAAATGTATAAAACAAAGGTGATAACATATAACAATACAATTTATATAGCCGCGTTTGTTGGTTGTACATATCATTGTGGTTAATCTACAATATTTCTATATAAAATTGATTACGAAAATCAGTTTAAAAGTAACATCATAATTTAATATATGGAGCTTTCTCAAGAACAACAACACGCATTCAATAAATATGTTCAAGGTGAAAACATATTTATTACGGGGCCAGGCGGCACTGGTAAATCAGCTCTCATCCGAGCCATTTATAAGCATGCTTATTCGCGTTTCAGAGACATCCATGTCACTGCCTTAACAGGGTGTGCAGCAGTTTTATTAAATTGCAAAGCAAAAACACTGCATTCATGGGCTGGCATAGGACTCGGAAATGGCTCTATTGAGCAGCTTGTGACAAAGATAAAGAAGAATAAATTTGCCAAGACGCTGTGGAAAAGTAGTGAAATATTAGTAGTAGATGAGGTAAGTATGCTTTCACTGAAATTATTTAATGTCTTGAATGAAATTGGCAAGGTGATAAGAGGAAATCAGAAGCCATTTGGTGGTATTCAGGTGATCTTTTCAGGTGATTTCTTTCAATTGCCGCCTGTTGGCGATACAAATGAACCAGATACGCAGCGATTTTGCTTCGAATCTGACGACTGGAATGCGGTTTTTCATCGTGACAGCCAAATCCAGTTGAAAAAGATTTTCCGTCAAACAGACGAGACTTATGCAGCCATTTTGAATCAAATCCGTGAAGGCAAAATTAAGCGCAAGTCGAATGATTTGCTCCTTCAGTATGTAGGGCGTTCTTTTGACGCAAATTTGGTTGCCGAGCCAACGAAATTATATCCTACAAGAAACAAGGTAGAAAATATTAATAATACAAAGATGTTAGCTCTTGAAGGTGAAGAGAAAGTGTTTTGTTTGAAACAATTAAAGGATTTAGAGATGACAAAATCTGACAGGGTGCGTCGTGCTGAATTTAATGATAAGGATATTCAAATGGAGCTCGATTTCTTGGCAAATAACCTGATTTGCGACAAGGAAATGATGATAAAAGTGGGCGCCCAAGTGATGTGCATTATTAATATCCAGACAGATACTGGTATGGAAGTCTGTAATGGCTCGCAAGGAATTGTTACTGGATTTTGTCAAACTACAGGCATTCCGAAAGTCAAATTTAACAACGGAATTGAACGCATTATGGAGCGACATATTTGGCCAAGCGATAAAATACCTGGTATAGGTGTTAGTCAAGTGCCGCTCATTTTGGCGTGGGCTTTAACCATACATAAGTCGCAAGGTGCAACCATGGATGCAGCGGAAATTGATGTCGGATGTGGTATATTTGAATGTGGTCAAACTTATGTGGCGCTGTCGCGAGTCAAGACGCTGAATGGTCTGTATTTGACTTCATTTGATGCAACCAAGATACGCATAAATAAGAAAGTGAAGGAATATTATGATTCACTTACGCTTTATAATCAGACAAAAGAAACAAATGAAGAAATCTATGTGCCGGTTGTAGTTGCAGAACCGGTTTTACAAGAAGAGGATTTACCGGAAGCTAAAGTTGCGGCCATACCAATGGCAGAAATCTCCTTTTAAGAAGTCCCTTTGTGAAATGTGGAATAAAATTGAAAGTAATATAATATTAAAAATAATATATTATAAATTATGATTTCCTTACCAAGAGTAAAATCAACCAATTCATTAAATAAATCGGTTTCCAATGAGAATTTATTGGAATTAAAGAAATGTGTGTCAAAAGAAAGTTTATTGGAATCCATATTAAAACCAGTGGTAAAACCAGTGGAAAGCAATGTTACGTTTTTATCAGAACAAAAAATATTTCCAGATGAAGAATGGCAAATTCCGTCTCAAAGTGGCCTGCGAAATAGTGAACCGATTCTTCCATCTTATTATTTGCAAAAAATTGTAGGTCTTCTCGATGAAGATGGAAAACCTGTCAAATATATTAACATAGATTATCTAACTATTATTAAAGACGATATTCGAAACTTTAGAAAATTAAATAAATACCAAATCCGTTATATTACAACACATTTAGATGATACAGCAAAAAATGAAATCATTGATGAATTCATAAAAATATCTAATTTATATATTGATGTTATTAGTGGCTTGTAAAATAAAATTGATTTATTTAAAAGCAATTTAAAGACGGCATACTATAAACAAGGATTTCATCAAAAATGAGTTGTGACTTTTACTTTGAACAATGCCTGGTTATTGAATATACTTCATTGAACGGACATATTTGTAAAATACTAACAAATAAAAAGAGAGAAAAGGGATTTATAGATAAATATGTTCCAGGTTCTGATAAATATAAAAAGAAATTAGTGAAAAAAATAGCAAAATTCTCATACGTGAAAATGATTTACGAAAAAAAAGCGTGGACAAAACAGGAATATCAGACAAAATATGAAGAGAGAATAAGAAAGTTGTTCCCAGAAATTAGGGATTTTATTAAAATATATAAAGATTCAATTGCTTGGCCAAAATGATTTTATTTTGAAAAAAAATAACTCAAAATAAAATTGAAATTTTAAAACCTTTTTTAATCAAAGGTACAATACAGAGAATCGTATACAATGCAACATGAGAGATATATTAATGATAACTACAATCCTAATAATGTTATTCTGCTTACAAACATTGATACAAATGCAAATTCTCAACGAATGGAAACAGCAAATCATTTACCTGATGAAAACAGACCTGATATTAATGAACTAAACATACACATTTATCGTTTCCAGTTCACGGATGCGTTTAACAGAGAGCTATATAACTTCGCAAAGGTCCATCAATACGACCATCGTAAGGTATTTAAGGAGGCATGGGAAGTTTGGCTCGAAGAAAACGAAAATATAGTTACAAGAGAAGTCAATAGACTAACCAACATGGATTATGATGGTGATATTATTGACAAAATGTTTAAATCGGCACGCTATTATTATCGAAAAAAAGGCACCGAGAAAAAGGCACTAGCAGAAAGGCGCGATTATGTCAGTATGAGTAAAGATTTCCTTGTTGCGATGGATAATCACATCAAAAAAGGTCTTTTAAGTAAAGATTATAAGCCATCTGATGGTTTTGATGGGTTTTGCAATGTTAATCTCGATTTACTGAAAGAAGAAGTCCAAATGTTATGCAAGAATGGTATTGTCAATTCTGCAGAAATTAAGCAAAAAATAAAAAAAACATATAAAAACAGATATTTCTTAGTTGTTAGGCAATATTCATAGCAAAGAAACATTTAAGATATTAAATAATAAAGGAAAAATGACAAATTAAATAAATAATAAATGAATATTGATATCTATGGTTTAAAGAAACATTTTTTGTGTAAAAAATTAGATCAGGCTAATCAAGATAAAAAAAGAATAAATAAGACTAAAATCGTAAATTATTGCTTTTATTCGATAAATGAAGCCACTATTAGTAATAAAATTAAGAAAATACCTTATTATTCCAATAATTATTCTATTGTGATTTCTTTTGATTTTATCAATATTACCAGTATAAAGGAGCAAATTATGGAAAAAGTTGAATTTTTAGATGAAAGTAAGAAATATTTATTATTTACATATTCACCTTTTTCCCTGACTTTTGGTGATTTTTTAATTCAGTTTACAGAACCTAAATTGTTTATTTTAAATATGATTACAACATTTTCTTACCTTTTACAGAGTTTAATACAATTACAGGACCAAAACATTTGTTTTTTCCAATTAAGTCCTGAAAATATTGTATTTACGGAGGAACTAAGAGAGAATCCATTATTGCATAATTTTCAGCTGTCTCTTCAGATTTCTAAGCTGAATGTAGAATATATTAAAAATATTATAAAAAAAACAAAGGATTATGGTTTTAAACCATTAGAAGTACATATATTGTTCTATTTAATAGAAAATAGTCTGGAAACAATTTCTTATTCTTTTATTGAAGAGATTGTTGAGATTTTCATGAAAAATTTGAGTATATTATCTTTTTTCTCTGAAGGCTATCGAGAGAATTATAAAAATGCATGTATTTTATCATTAAAAAAATACGTGAATATGCCTAAAAATGAGATTATTTTGGATATATTGAATTATAGTGATAAATGGGATATATATAGTATTAGTGTCCTCTATCTACATATTTTTGCAAGCATTTCCAAGGTTTTCTCTCTAAAACAAACTTTTATAAGTAAAATTACATTGGAACTCTCCAAAAATATACATCCTGACCCTTCTAAAAGGGATACTCTTATTGAATTGTTAGATTCACATAATAAGTTGTTTGATTCGCAAATGGATTGGTCTTTTGTAAATGACATTGATGCTGGAAAAATACGTGATTTATGGGAAATTTTGGAACAATAATTAATAATGTCTTCTTCGACGTGTATGTGCATTTCTTGATTTCTTTGATTTGGATTTTCTAAACTTTTTAGTGGGTCCCATAGAACCCATCTCTCCCTTGCGCTTGCTGGCATCTTTTAATGCATTCTTGAACTCATAACTTGAATCAGTAGATTTGCCTTCTCTGTAGATCTTTTTTACAAAAATATTCCATAGACTAAGTGCTCTTTTTCCTCCTTTCATTATATATTAATAAAAGATAAAAACATGTATAGTGCGATGAAATATATTATTTTAAACCAAATATAATATAATGGAAATTAGTTTTGATTTAGATGTAAATAATTATACGATAGATGATTTATTACAATTTTTTAAATTAGACACCAACTTCAATCTGAATGATTTGAATAAAAAAGAAGAATTGATTGTTACTGATATTATAAATGTAAATTCATATAGCTCCAAATACAAGGTCGATATTATTCAGTTTATAAAATTGGCAAAAGATATTTTGATGAGTCACTATAATGAAATAGAAATTAGCAATGAAATGAAACGTAGCTTTAATAGAAATTTGCTTACTAGTAAAGAACCTAAAGTGGGTCGTATTATTAATCCGGTATCTCCACATCAATCTTTGGAAACACAAATTATACCCAACGATGGTGTAAATGGATACAAGTATCAAACTACTACCAGTGTTTATGTATTTAATACTTGTGCAAGAGAGAATTTCTTTGGTTCATTATCAACCGACGCCATCTTTTATTTACCAGTGAAATGGAAGAATGCTATTTCTATCTCTCTTACTGCTGCCACTATACCGAATGTTATGTTCACTTTTAGTGATGATTTAGGAACTAATCAGTTGTATATTAGAGAAGATACAACAGGTCTTTCAGGTGTTGTTGTTTTACCTGAGGGTAATTATGTTGCTAATGATGCGTCCTTATGTGCTGTTCAAGGAGGAGTTAGTTTTGCCGCCGCTTTAACCACCGCTATTAATAGTCAATTGGGGAGTGGTTCTCGTTTTAAAGTACTTGTAGACCCTGTTACCAATTTTGTAACCATTACAAATACGACAAATACGTTTACAATGAATACAATTAAAAAAACAGACACCTTTTATTGTCGGCCATTTAACACTCAGGTTATAAATGATGACACCCTATTTACAAAGACAAAAATACCGATAGGTTATAATAAAAAATGCAAACCATTGCCGTCGTTCTGTTATCAATACACCAAGACGAACATAGATGAAACTACTGATAAATCATTGCTTAAACCATCATTATATTTTCAAACAATTGGTTATTTTATGGGATTTCGAGAGATTATTTATAGTGGAGCAAAATCATATACATCAGAATCGATATTTAATAACCAATATTCTAGTTATTTATATTTTGGATTGGATGATTTTACGGGATCACAGCAAATCAGTAATACATTTGGTATATTGAAAAATGGTATTTTAGACAATAATATATTGGGAGTCATACCAATGACATCCAATACATTCAAATTAACATTTGATAATAATTCAAATTATATTTATAAGAAGAGAGAATATTTTGGTCCAGTAGATATTGCGAAGATTGGTATTAAGTTATTGAATCAATATGGTGAATTGGTTAATTTGAATGAAACTGATTTTACATTTAGTATTCAGGTTACTTCTCTCTATGATATTAGTAATTTTGATAAGTTTCCTGGATTGAGAACACCTGGTTTCGTATAATATCCACCTTTATCCACCTTTAAAAAAGGTGGAGCCAAATCCTACAATTTTACTTTAAGTTTTGCTCTACTTTTCAAAAGTAGACCAAATCCTACAATTTTACTTTTAGTTTTGCTCTACTTTTTCAAAAGTAGACCAAATCCTACAATTTTACTTTAAGTTTTGCTCTACTTTTTCAAAAGTAGACCAAATCCTACAATTTTACTTTAAGTTTTGCTCTACTTTTCAAAAGTAGACCAAATCCTACAATTTTACTTTTAGAAGGTGTTGATTTTTATTTCTCATTCACAATAAGTTTTTTACCATAACTATACCATAAAAGAACAGAAATAATGCTACCAACAACAAAACCATTTCCAGCACTAGAAAGCGATTTATCAATTAAATAATAAAATGCCAAAGGAAAAATAACATAGGACAACACAATGTAAAACACCATGACGCCCATAAAAGTAGACATTTTCGAATCCATTATATTATATTGTATTATTTAAAAATAAGAAAAAAATATTTGACTCCACCTTTCCAAAAGGTGGAAAAGGAAGTATTTGGATGTAATTTTGGCTCCATCTTTCCAAAAGGTGGAAAAGGAGGGATCATAAGGGAACCTGGGTTCCCTTAAAAAAAATTGAAATAAATACAATACAATTAAATAAAAGCACAATATATTAGCTAAAATGGTCAAAAATGCTGGTGGTAATAAAGCAAAAGGTTTTGCACGCAAGAATTTAATAAAAGGGGCTCATGCTTTAAGAGCATCAGAAGACCCTGCGGAAATATATGCACAAGTTGTTAAATTAATGGGAGGCGCAATCTGTCGAGTAAATAATTTAAAAGGACAAGAAATGACTTGTCATATTCGCGGAAAGTTTCGCGGACGTGGAAAGCGCGATAATACCCTTATATCAGGCACATGGGTGCTTGTTGGATTGCGAGAATGGGAGCATGAAGCCAGCGGAGATAAGTTGCTAAATTGCGACTTGATTGAAGTGTATTCAGATTCAGATAAAGTTCGCCTTAAAAATTCAATAACAAGTGTGGATTGGTCTAGATTTATTACAAATGATACAAAGTCTATTGGTGCTTTAGTAAATGATATAACAAATGATATAACAAATGATATTGAATTTGCTGACGATAAGACGCAAGAATACAAGGAGCTTATCGAGGCACATTTAGCTGCTGGCAAGAGTACTATTATCACAACTGATGA